TCCATTTCATCAGGCATTGCAATCATTTCTAACGATTAGACAATTTTTTACTGTCCTTGATTTGGGGGACACTTCAATCAATCTTGCGTCTTTGATTTTTTTGTTCAGTATTCCTATCAGTACATCATGGTTAATATTGTCAAAACAGCCTTTGATGTCACCCTCTATAAACCATTTTGCACCTGTGAATTTCATACGCAGACTTTTTAAAGCAGTATGACAGCTCCTGTTCGGTCTGAAACCATGAGAACATTCATGAAATATAGGCTCATATACTGCTTCTAAAATCATACGTACAGCTTCCTGTACAAGTTTGTCTGTAAATGTCGGAATACCAAGCGGACGCATTTTATCAGAATTCTTTTTTAGTATATATGTGCGTCTTACAGGTGTTGGGTTAAATTTGCCGTTTTTCAGCTGTTCTGTGATTTTCTGTATTTTTCTTTCACTAAAGCCGTCGGCAGTGTCATCATTTACACCTTTTGTTGATGCACCGTTATTTGCATACAGATTTCTGTATGCTTCAAACCATATATCCTCCCGCAATAAATATCTGAACAGACGTGTAAACACTTCATCTTTATTGTTCAATGAGTTTTTGCTTACTCTCGTCAAAATTTCGGTTGTTGGTTGCATTTCAGCCATTGAGGTTTTCCTCCCTAACTTTCTTCATTTTTGACCATAACAACTGTTTCCCTTCGCCATGCAGACGGTGTTCCCGTCCTCGGACTACTATGGAAACTCCGTACCCTTGGGTCATATTCAGATTCTTAAATCATAGCTTTTCAGCATTGACCTTTAGGGTATCCTCGGTTAGTGTAAATAACTGGTTGCAGATTGTCGGATATGCTTTCGTTTCGTTTGCACAAGTTCTCTTGCACGTCATATGAATATTGAGGCAATAATTTATTGGCGACGATAATAAATTGCATTCATATTTAAGGTATCAGGCAAATTTCCTTAACCATTGGCTAACTGGGACTTGAAACTCACATTCAACAAATACAGTTTTATCCTCTTATCTACTTAGCGTTGCAGTTCAGTCGTTCTTGATTGCCTTTAAGAAACTTACTGCTTTCCCAACGTGCTATGTTCCCGTGTCAGCTTTCGCCTTTCGGTTAGTTGGGTCGCTTACAGAATTACCTATTCTGTGTGTTACCAAATTCACATTTATTTACACCCTGTCCGAGCGCACATCTCCATACCACGTGCTGTCTGAAATAGGACCTTCAAAATACAGCTCTGTTTCTCTAGTATCTTCATTTTTAATAAAGTTCCAGAATTTCTTCATTCTTTTGTTTCCTCGCTTTCATTAGATTTTGCAAATGCGCCTGCATTTTGTAATTTTGTAAACGAACCGTTACAAAGGTATAAGTCGCCCCCTAATTCAGTAGGGATGCGGTTCATATCTTCCAGTTCACGAATATCATTCGCCGACATCCAGCCATTCTGTCTTGCTGTCGCATATCCTTGCATTCGTGAAGCATAATCGCCTCGAAGCAATCCTTCAACGTTGAACTTAATGAAATACTTTCCTTTTTCGCTATCAGAAAGCAGTGACTTTTGCAAACTTTGCTCCCACCGAACAAGCCAAGGGTCAAGAGTGTATTTTACAAATTCAAGGCTTTGCTGTTCGATATTGCTGAATGTTGCGTGTTCAAGGTCACCAATCATATGGAGCGGTACACGGTATAGACGTGCAATTTCTTCTACCTGAAACTTTCTTGTTTCCAAGAACTGAGCTTCATTATTTGGGATAGAAATCGGTTGATATTTCATGCCCTCTTCGAGGACGGCGACCTTATGGGCGTTACCTGAACCGTAGGCATTATGCCATGCTTTGCGGATTTTTGCAGGGTCTTTAATAACTCCTGGATGCTCTAAAATGCCGGAAGGTGATGCACCATTGGCAAAGAAAGTAGATCCGTACTCCTCGCAGGCAAGAGAAATTCCTATCGCATTTTTTGCAAGTGCAATGGGAGAATATCCGACCAATCCATCAAAACCAAGTCCGGGGATATGCAGAATATCTTCAGCTTTCAGAACGATTTCACCTTGGTCTTTCAGATTTGGGTTTGCTTCGTCATATCGACTATAAATGTATATCAGATTATTTCGCTCGTCACGGTCAACTTTAACTTTATCGGGCATCAGTGGATACAATCCCATGACTTCGCCACGTCCATTACGAATTATCTGAGCGTAAGCATTGCCATAAATCAGCAAATGTGACATCAGAGTTTCTCTAAAAACAAAACTCGTCATTTCAGGATTCGGCTGGTCGTGGAGTAAAAAGTAAAGCGAATGCATTGGCACTCGCTCTTTTCCTTTATCGGTGTATTTGTAGACGTGCAGCGGTAATTGTGCTATCGCTTCACTCAGAACCCTCACGCAGGCATACACCACGGTATGCTGCATTGCCGTTCTGTCATTGACTCGTTTTCCGCTGTTTGATCTGCCGAAAAAATAACTGTAGGATGGTGAGTCGTAGCTGTTTGTCGGCTTGTCACGGCTGCGGAAAAGTCCGCTGAAAATACTCATAAAATCAGCTCCTTTCTTGACTTTTCGTATATGAGTGTGGTATAATATGTGAAACTAAATGTAAGGCATCTGCCTTACAAATCAGAATATATAAGGCTGTTAAATCATATAATATAAAACGATTAGGAGAAGAAAGATGTCAATTATCAGAAATTTGCAAATTGATGAAAATGGTTGGTTTTCTAATGGAATATTTAAATCAACTTCACTATTTAACGAAGAAATGGCTGTTTCAATATTTGTTGATGATGGTGCAACAGAAGAAGATGCTATTAAATGTATAGAGCATTATAATGGTTTATTAGAAAAGCCAGAGGTGTGTAAGCAGATTCAGGAAGGTTTAGAAAAATTTTTCCTATATATGTATCATGAGTGGCATGATTTCAGTGACATATATGGCGATATTGCAAAATCTCTGGAGCCAGTTATGGATGGATATAAGGAAGGAAATCAATTGGTTACATATTTATATAAACCCACATTATATGTCTTTCCGCAATTGGAAAATGAAATCGGATATGGTCTTGAATGTGAGTGCCCATGGGAGCCGGAACATCAATGTTTAATTTTGATTCGTAACGATAAAGTTGTCTATGTTGGACCTTCCAAGGGTAATGATCCATGGGGTGACGATGACGATTATTATTGCATATGGAATGATGAATATGAAGACTAAATTGTTCTAGTCAAATACCAGTTTGCAAAGATAATCCTAGTTATAAAACCAGCATCTCCCTCGTATCATAAACCGACTTATCAGAAACACATCCACAGCGAATCGCACGGTCAAGAGCCATAATCAAGGCAACAGCACCGTCAATCTTCTCCGTGGATTTCTCTTTATCCGGCTTGATATTTCCGGCAGGATCACGCTTAATGAAAATGTTGTCAATATTCCAGCGCAGAACCGGATGTCCATTGTGGGCAAGTTTTTGCTCTAAAGTCAGCTTCATAAGCTCCTTGGTAGGTGGCGACATATCTCGATAGCCCTGACCAAACTGCACCAGTGTGAATCCCATATCTTCGAGGTTCTGCGACATCTGCACGGCACCCCAGCGGTCGAATGCAATCTCTTTGATATGAAACTTCTTTCCCAGTTTATCAATGAAATTTTCGATAAAGCCATAATGTACAACATTGCCTTCTGTAGTCTGCAAAAATCCCTGCCGTTCCCATAAATCGTAAGGAACATGGTCACGGCGTACTCGCAGTGGAAGCGTTTCTTCCGGCAGCCAAAAATACGGCAGAACATAATAAAAGTCGTCATCATCAGTAGGTGGAAAAACAAGTACAAATGCCGTAATATCGGTCGTTGATGACAAATCCAATCCACCATAACAGACACGCCCGGCAAGGAAATCTTCGTTAAAGGCAACCTTGCATTTATCCCATTTTTCCATCGGCATCCACCGTACAGCCTGTTTTACCCATTGATTCAGACGAAGCTGACGGAACGCATTTTCTTCACCCGGAGTTTCCTTGGCAGAGTTACACGCAGCCACAACCTTATCCATGCCGATTGTCTTATCAAGACTTGGATTTGCCTTTTTCCAAACTTCCGGGTCAGTCCAGTCCTCACTCTCGTCTGCACCGTAAATGACGGGATAAAAAGTAGGATCGTGCTTTCTGCCTTCGATGATGTCTTTCGCCTTGGAATGCACCTCATAACAGATTGAATTTGTGTCTGTTCATGCGGTTGTGATGAGGAAGTACAGCGGCTGCATTCTCGCATCACCCGAACCCTTTGTCATAACGTCAAAAAGTTTGCGGTTGGGCTGCGTATGCAGTTCGTCAAAAACTACGCTATGAATGTTAAAGCCGTGTTTGCTGTATGCCTCCGCCGAAAGTACCTGATAAAAGCTGTTAGTCGGTGTGTAAACAATACGTTTTTGCGAAGTCAGAATTTTTACCCTCTTGTTCAGGGCAGGACACATTTGCACCATATCGGCGGCAACATCAAAAACAATTGCAGCCTGCTGTCTATCAGCAGCACAGCCGTAAACCTCGGCACGTTCCTCGCCGTCACCGCAAGTGAGAAGAAGTGCCACTGCGGCAGCAAGTTCTGATTTGCCGTTTTTCTTCGGTATCTCGATGTATGCCGTATTGAACTGTCGATAGCCGTTAGGTTTGAGAACGCCGAATAAATCACGGATAATCCGCTCCTGCCAGTCGAGCAGTTCAAACTTTTTTCCTGCCCAAGTACCTTTGGTGTGAGATAGGCACTGAATAAAATTGACGGCATAGTCTGCCGCCGATTTGTTGTATTTTGAATTCTCCGCCATAAAGCGTGTCGGCTTGAATTTTGCCATTGTATTCACCTCCAATACGAAAAAAGACCTGCCAAAAGCAAGCCTTGAATGATTTTTTGAACGCCCCTTGGAGCGTTTTTTTTATTGAGATTGCTCTTCCATTGTAACCATATTACCATAAAAAAGCAAGGATAGCAAGTCATTTTAGAATCATAAACTACACAAAGATAAGCCGAAAAATCGGTGAAAAATATACCGCCGGAGAAAACGAAAATGGCTGTACGAGCAATAGCCCCTTTCAAGGGCTATCGCTGCTTTTGGACGCTGTTCTCAGGCTCTTACAATGTTGAAGTCGTCGATTCTGTAACCGTTCTTTTTGATGTAGCTGCAAAGCCAATCGTCTGCTTTGGCAGGGCTGTCAAACTCTTTGATTACCACCCATTCAATCTTGCCGGGGTTGTAAATGCGGATTCCGTTTTCTACTCTTTCGCTTGCCTTTCCTGTTGCCATTCTTGCCTTAACTTTCCATGTTTTTGCCATTTTCGTTTCCTCCAAAAATTTTTTCCGTAGGGTTTTGTCCCTTTCGGTAATTACATATTACCATACTGTCCGGCACTATGCAAGCGGCTAAATGTACAGAAAAATCGGGAAAAATCAGCCTTGATAATTGTGTGATATACACCATCGGAAAGAACGGAAAGGGGCATTTTTCAGCCCCAATCCGTTACTCATACTCTTTTAAGAGAATCGCAAGCGCCGTTCCGGCTTCGATTGTCTGCGGCGGAATGTCCAGCCCTCTGTCATAGTTATAAACAATTTCGCCCTTCTGCTTTAACATCAGCTTGCTGATTCTACCCTCTTTGATTCCGTAAACGCTGCCCTCGTCAAAAATCTTTGCCCAGTAGTGAACCACTGTGTATTTGCCGTCCTTGTTCGGTACTCCGATTGTTCCTTCTTTCCACATAATGAAAACCTCGCTTTTTCGTAGTTTTCGGAGCGTTCTTCGCTTCCGTTGTGTAGTATATTACCATACTTTCTGAGATACATCAAGCGGCTAAAAGTACAGAATATCGGGAAAAATTAGCTGTCATGATTGTTGGTTATACACATTTGGAAAAACGTTTCGGGGCGGCAATCCGCCCCTGCGTTTTGGTATCTTATACTTCAAGCATTCCATCCTCAGCAAGTTCATCGCAGGTTTCTTCAAGAATCTGCTCCAACTCATCCCAGGAATCACAAATCCAGCGTGGAGTACCGTAGGGAGCGTTTCTCCCATTGCCATATTCGGTAAGGAAAAGGCTTTCGTCCGTCACTACAAGACGTTCTTTGTACTCGAAAATGAATGCTGTACCCTTGAAGTATTCCCAGCAGGTTTTTGCCTTGTCGGAAAATTCGCTCGGCAGTGCAAGTTCAACTGCTGATCTTTCGTTTTCGTGATCGTTCATATCCACCGGTCTGTAGCCTACAATCATGTGCGTGTCGGGTCTCAAAAATTTCATTTGTTTTTCCTCCGTATTTCGTGGCTTTCGGTGCAGTTCTCCGCTTCCGTTGTACACAGTATACCGCATAGTGTGAATGATAGCAAGCGGCTAAATCCAACGAAATATCGAGCAAAAACGGCTATCGTAATTGTGTAGTATATACCTTGCCGCAGCAGCCTCACAGTTGTCCAAGTATGCCGTCGTTCTGAAAAAGGGATAACTTTGCGAGAACAAGAAAAACGGCGAATGTGGGGCAACACAGTGGCTGTACGAGCAAGAATCCCTTTCGGGATTCCGCTCCGCCTTGGCTTTATCTGTCTGATTCACATTCCCATTCAAATTCGCAGTAGGCATCGTATTCGTCATCAAAAAGGGCATCGTCGTCAATGTAATCTGTTTCGTAACTGATGCTGTAGATTTCATCGAAAATCGTACCTTTTTCCGCCGCATCCTCCTTGGCGAGGCCTTCGGCATCCGTTTCGATCCAAGCCTTAAACTCGCTGTTGCTCATGTCTTCGTTCTCGACTTCAAGCTCGTACTCGTAATCGCTGTCCACCCATGTGATAACCGCTTTGCTGATGTACTCACGCTCGTTCCAATCCATTCTTCCTGCCATTGCCCTTACCTTTGCTTCTCTGTAGCTGATCATTGATTTTTCCTCCATTTTACGTTGTTTTCGTGCGGTGTATCTCCGCTGCCGGTGTGTGTATATTACCGTCTTTCAGAGGATAAGTCAACGGATTTCAGAGAAATAAATATAACAATGATCTTGGCTATTTTTCGGGCAAAATTGTGTGTTTTATGATTTCAAAAACAAATCCCACAGCTGCCCACGTGTGCCGCCGTTCTGCGTGTGGGGGAATTTTACAGAGGAATTAAAAACGGTGGACGTGGGCAAACGTGGCGACTGTTTGACGCTTAATCAGCGTGCTTCCGATGAATGATGCTGATGATTTTTTCCTGTTCCTCAGCGGAAACACCAATGGCTTCAAGAGCCTCACGAGTTCCGCAGTCAGGACAAATTTGGATGTTGTCGACTCTTGAAAGGGCAGGTATTTCCGTGTAGCTGCATCCGCACTTTGGGCAGATTCTCGGTTCTCTGATTTCACTTTTCATCTCCCACACCCCTTTCGCTGATGTCAAATGCAAGCCGCAGATACTTCAAATCGAATCCGAAATCACGGTAACCCTGAACGCAGGTTCTGACATAGGAACTGCTCGGAATTCCGAGTGGTCTGTTCTCGTGCATGATGTACACAAAAGCCTTGATTTTTCGATGGTTTACGGTGACTTTCATTTCCGTTTTGTAATAGAAAGTCGGGCAGCCCTCGTAAACATCAAGCCTGCGTTCATCGGTTACTGACACTTCCCAGACAACAACCGGAACTTTAGAATTTTCGGCTTTTTCAATGGTGAGGTAAGAGCCTGTTTTGCTGCCTTTGAACAGCAATTGATAGCCGTGAATCCACGCTGTTCCGACCGGCTTTGCATCGGGGCAGCGGTAACGCATTTGATGAATGTTGAGGTTTGAACCGTAGGCAAGATAGTATTTTTTCATTGTAATCGTTCCTTTCCGAAGGGTGCGGGTATCCGGCGGACACCTCTGCCGAAGGCAGAGGCACCGACCGAGCCGACAGGCTAGACATACCCTTCTACCACCCTAAGCCGCCCGTAGGCGGCGTGGGAAGCAGGAGGCTACCCCTCTGCGTTATGCTCCGTATCTCCAGGCGGCATTGCCTTCCAGATTTCGCATTAAAATTTCTCTTGCCGTTTTGAACTCATCCCCGACAAAACCCAATCGGATGAGCCAAGTTCTCATCAAGAACTTCTTGTTTTCGGAAGTACTCTTCTTTGGGCTTGCAGTTTTCAGTTCCTTTGCCATTTCGGAAAGAGCAAGTGCAAGCTGAATGAAGGTTTTCAATTCACCTGCGTGCAGTCCGTTCTGCCTGCCGTTTTCAGGCTTGTTGAATTGAAAAAGTCGAAATTCAATTGTGCCTTTTGTAAACACGCTGTGCAAATTGAGCTGTGCATATCGGCTGTCGTTGTAGTGCTGATTTCTGCCGTAGTCGCATCCCTGCGAGCCGTACCAGATGTTCGCAAGCTGAGCCATTGTTGTTGGCTTTTTGCTGTTAAGCTGTTCCAAAAATTGTGGATTTACTGTTCGGCAATATCTGTTTATGCGACCTCTGTCGATTTTCAGGCTTTCTATCAGAAGTTCCTCGTGGCTTGCCATAATGTTTGCAAGGTTTCTAAGGCTCTGCGGTGTGTGTCCGTTTGCTCCGATGTGAACATGAACTCCGCATCCGATTTCGTAGGAACTTTTTGCTCCAGCCTTGCGAAGTTTTCTTACAAGTTCCTGCAAGGTTTCGATGTCATCGTAGTGAAGAATCGGTGTTACCAGTTCGCATCTTTCGCTGCTCGGGCCTGCAATGCTGACATCCCTTTGGAATTTCCATTCTCTGCCCTGCGAATCCCAAGCACTCCAAGTTTGGTAACCGTTGCCGACGGCTGTGTCTTCGAAATTGTCTGTTCCGAAGAACTCTGCGGCAATTTTCGCAGCCTTGCTTCTGGTGATGTTGTTCATCTCAATTTCAACCCCAATGGTCTGATTTTTAAGGTTTTCAATCTGGATTCTTGTCTTTTCGTTCATGATGTTTTCCTCCGTTTTTCGGGGCTTTTCGCCCTTTCGTTGTATCACATATTACCGTCTTTCGGAGGATAATGCAAGATGTAAATTAACCGATCTTTTCGCTGTATATCTGCGAAATCTCTGGTGTATTTATACACTTGCTATACTTGATTTTGTATGGTATACTTACATACAATGGAGGAGTGGCTCGCTTATTTTTTGCCCTCAGGATGGTTCAAAATTGCAATGGAATCCACACCCGGAATCACCGCAAGACTGCTGCCGTTCTGCCACTTCACATGGACATTTCCGATGTCGTCAACAAACTGAACTTCGCCGATTGTTCCGACAGGAGGTGCTTGCTCATCATCCATTGAGATAAGCTGCACCGTTGTTCCTGCCGGGTATTTTTGACGGAGCATTGCAAGCTCCTTTTCATTCGGAAACTGCATTGTTTGCACCTCCATTTCTGAACGCTGAACTGCCCGAAAGATTGCGAAGCAGGACTTTTCTTGCTGCCTTGAATTCCGTGCCGATCATACCGATTCGGAGGAGAAAGCACCTGAATGCATACTTTTCATTATCGCTTGTATCAGGCTTATTGTTGATGCGGTTTAGATTTTTTGCAAACTCGCAGAGCATGGAAATGAAAATGCTGTAAGCATCTGCATCGCCGTCTTGTTTCACCGTAAACCAAGGAAAATCCACGGTTTTCTCAGTTTTCAAAATGTTAAGGCTGTCAGTTTTGAATGCAGATTTGAAAAGTCCGCCCTTGTTCTCGATGATGCGTCTGACTCTGTTCAGCGTTCTTTCGCTGAGTGAATCAATGGGCATCTGAACAGTGAGTTTATTGCTTTCGGTATTGGGAATCTGATAACCTCTGCGGTCAAGTTCAGCGAGAAGATGCTGGATTTCTTTTTCGTCAGCATCATCTCCGATAATCAGCGTACCGTCTTTCGTTACAGTATGGCTGCCGATGATGTATGCACAGGTCGGCATATACTGATACTCGGCAGGTTTTCCGATAATTTCACTGACTGCTCTGACCAGATTCTTGCGTTCCTCGCCTGTGAGATTGAATTCGATATTCATGTGATTAACCTCCTGTTTTCACCGCCTCTGCGGCGTTTTCGTAGTCACATATTAACTCGTTCTGCACAGAATAGCAAGTGTGAAATGTCACGAAATATCGGCATAAAATCTGTCATTTTTCTACACGATAACTTTATGTGAATTCGGAAGATAACATAGTATCTGTCCGTTCACAATTTGCTGCTATCGGCAAAAATTGCAAAATTATTATTTGAAATCTATTGATATTTTGCCGATGATGTGGTATAATAGTAAAAAAGATACTTGAGGAGAATTCGTATGAAATATTTATCAGTAGCAGAAATCGCAAAGAAATGGGATATATCAGAAAGAACAGTTCGCCATTATTGTGCAGAAGGTCGCATTCCTGACGCATTTCTCACCGGAAAAACATGGAATATCCCTGAAAATGCCATCCGTCCAAAGCGGAAAAACAGTAAAAGTGATGTGCCTAAAACTTTGCTTGATGTGCTTCGCTTTGAAAAGAAAAGTGCAGTCAAGGGTGGAATCTATCACAAAATCCAAATTGAACTGACATACAATTCAAACCATATTGAGGGCAGTAAGCTGACGCATGACCAGACTCGCTATATTTATGAGACAAATACAATCGGTGTAGATAATGATACCGTAAATGTTGACGATATTGTGGAAACTATGAACCATTTTCGCTGTATTGATATGATCATTGAAAACGCCACACATCAGCTTAGTGAGACGTTCATCAAATCCTTGCATTATACGTTGAAAAACGGAACAAGTGATTCCCGTAAAGATTGGTTCGCTGTTGGCGATTATAAAAAACTTCCGAATGAGGTCGGCGGAAGAGTTACTGCTGCACCGGAAGAAGTTGCCGAAAAGCTCCACAAGTTGCTTGAATCTTATAATGCCGTCAAAGAAAAGAATCTTGAAGAAATCATTGCTTTTCATTATGAATTTGAATCTATACACCCTTTTCAAGACGGAAACGGACGTGTAGGCAGATTGATTTTATTCAAGGAATGCCTTAGAAATCAAATCACACCGTTTATCATTGATGAAAAGCACAAGCTGTTTTATTATCGTGGACTTCATGAATGGAAAGACCAGAAAGGATATTTGCTTGACACCTGTCTTTCTGCACAAGATACATTCAAGGCTTATCTGGATTATTTCAGAATTCCTTATTCTGACTGATGTTTCATGTGTGCTTCAGCATACTTTTTTATTTAATGTTACTACGTTCACAAATTGCTCCAGAGGCTGCCGAATATGGCAGCTTTATTTTTTAGGCTTGTAGAGAAATACTCTGATCGGAACGCCCTGCTTTTTGCAGTTATCAATGACATATTTCGTGCCACGTGATGTTCCGTCCCAGAATGCAAGCACCAGATCGGCATAAGCGATGATCTCAAGATTCCGTTTCAGCGGAGCTCCTCTTCCGTAGTGGTTGTAGTCTGGAAGAAATTCCGTCAGCTTGATGTTATGTGTAAGAGCGTACTCTCTTGCACAAGTGTCAATGCCTCTCGCACCGCCGCTGACGATTTCCGTAACATTCTCCGGCAGAAAATTTTCCAGGTCAATAACGCCAAGATTCCTTGAGCCAATAATTGCAATTTTCATGTTAATCTGTCCTTTTCTGAAATTTTATAGATACACCATATATCTATACACAACATTATACCACAGAGTAGCTGTAAAATAAACATATAATATATTCAGAAAAGGAGAGTTTTTTATGGCTACGAAAAGTGTATCAATTAGATTTGAAGAGGAAATGCTGAAGAAAATCGGATATATTGCGGATTATGAGGGACGTTCTGTCAACAGTGAAGTGCTGTGTCTTGTCCGTGACCGCATTCTTGCATTCGAACGGGAAAACGGAAAAATCGAGGGAACGATCAGCCCTGATTTGAATGTCAAGCCGTCACGCAGAGATTAATCATCTGCCTTAATATCGGTTCGTTCACAATTTTCTTCCCGATTGGCATAATAAGCGATTCCAGCAAGCACAAACCACACCACCGGAAGTGACACCCCATTTCCCCAAAGGTGGTATTCGGCAGAATCGCTGTGCGGATTTTTGAGAAATTTCTCCACGGCTTTCCGTGTTTTCGGCTTGCTGTCTGGATTTACCGCCAGTCGATACGTTTCAAAAATCTGCATCCATTCATCTATCTCGGATTCAGTAGGACTGGTATTTTCCAGTCCTTTACACCACCAAGAAGGAAAGCCTTGTAATTTTGCACATTCAGATGGAGTAAGACGCCTTATAATATACTCGGTTTCTGAACTGTTGCCGCTGACAGTCGGAGGATCTTTGTAATCCGATGCAACGAGAGTTCCGGCTTTTTCCTCTTCAGCAACGGTGTGGTAGGAACTTTTGCTTGTGGAATACACAGGTTCAGCGACAGCACCCGGACCTTTTGCAACCATAGTGGGTTGCGACTCCTTCTCAATCTGAAAATTGAACATTGCGTTATATCCCTGATTGAACGCAGGTCTGCCGATACCATATGCAACTGCATGATTTTCTGTGCAGTTAAGACAGTACATGGTATCGGATTCTTTGTACCCGTCGCCATGATGAGAAGGCCTGCTGCCGTTGCCCTCTATGACTACCATGCCTCCCTGATTTTTACAAGGTGACTGGTTACTGGTATCAATTGTTCTTGCTGTATCAGCTTCATAAAATCCGCTGTTGGGATTATCTGACATCATGGAATTGCTGTGTTTAGAGCAGATTCCGTAAGCCTTTGGAACGAAAAGCGTTTGATCATTATTGCAGGAGAGCGTTGCGGATTTATCTTCCTGTATTAACGCTCCACGACCGCCGTTTCCATGTCCGCAACGAATTTTCATGGTTTTGGGAGTGTCCAGCAAAAGCGGAACATTTCCTCCACCTGTTCCGCAACGGCTTGTGAGCGTCTGACAAGTATCTTCATCTGCGATTTTCAGACGGCTGTCGGCAGAATGGTTTTCAAGAGCAATTGCCGCCGGAACAACACCTGCACGAAGTGTTGGGGAAGTTTCTTCTTCGTAGCCGATACCACGTGCTTTTGCGGAATGTTCCGTACAGAAGCCTGCGGATTCCATTACACAAGGCGGATGATGTGCCTCTGCTCTCAAGGTGGAAGTCTTATCCGTCAGGATGTCGATTCGTTCTCCGCCTTGGTCGCACATACAGACTGTGCCTGTCCTTCCAGAGCCGTTTTCAGTACCTTCGGCAGCTCTTTGCCACGAATGGAAGCTCTGCGGAGAATACCCAGACAAGCCTTCGGACTCAAATAATACTTTTGCGGCACACCGACCTCTAAAATCTGCGACAGCAAACAAACGTCTGCGTCTCTGAGCGACTCCGAAGTATTGAGAGTCGAGCAAACGCCACGCAACGGAGTAATCGTTTCCCATGATATATCCTGCTTTTGTCCATTTTGCAGGTTTAGGAACAGATGCGGATTCATCTTTAATCCGGCAGAATTCTTCGAGGACACGGCGAAAATCTTCTCCTCCGTTGGAGGATTGACATCCCGGTACATTTTCCCACACTGCGAATCTTGGATATTTGCCATCGGTTGCACACCTCATTTCCTTAATAATTCTGATAGCCTGAAAGAAAAGATTAGAGCGTGAACCTTCCAGACCGGAACGTTTTCCAGCAATGCTCATGTCCTGGCTAACAAGGGCTGCCGAAGGTTATAATATCGACAGCCCCAAGGTCACCTCCTTTTATTTTTGAGACATCTCCCACGTGTTTCATCATGGGCAGACGCTTTTTTGTAACAGCAATCGGGAACGGTTCGATTTCTGATGCAAACTTCGGCGTAATTCCGCAGAGAAGTCCTGCAAGAGGAAAGCCTCCTGAGCCGTCAAAAAGACTGCCGAGTGTCAATTTTTTATTCACTTTCAGATTTCAACCTCTCTTTCAGGGCAGTAAAAAACGCCTTGTTTTTGACTGAAGTACCTTTTGCAAGGCATTCATTTTCAAAAGCAAAGCGTATTTCAAGTTCTTTTACAGAATAATCTGCACGATATTTCCGCCATGTTATTTCATCATAGTGACGGAGTTTTGCCCATAAATCAGGATAAAACTCCCACAGCTTTCGTAGTTCCGACAGTGATTGCAGCGGACAAAGCCAGCAGCTTACACGCCTGAATCTGTCATACAAGCCGTTCCAGTTAAAACCACGCTCTTTACAGTATTGCAGACAATCAGCTTCTGTCATGTTCCATTCCACAAGCGGATGAATACACTCGGAACGTTGATTGTTTTTTCGTTCAAGTCGGTATTTTTCATCAGCCGCAATGCCTACATATTGCCGAATATCATATTTTTCACGAAGGCTGCGGAGAAACTGCTCTCTTGGCTGATCCTTCAGACGATTGGTACACCACCGCATTTTCGGACCCATCCAGCCGTAGCCGTTGTAATTTTTACCGAATAAGGTACGGAACTTCTCAGGATTTCCACGTTTTATCGGAGCTTCGGAAAAATAATATTCAAAGCTGTGTTCTGCCTTGATTCTTGTGATCGGTCTGCCGATGTATTTTTCCAATTTATCCAGATGTGCGTACATATCAGGAAATTCAAGTCCTGTATAGCAGAACAAAATAATATCGACCGGACGATTTTCTTCAAGCAGTCGGAGCAGCATGGCTGTGGAATCCTTTCCTCCGGACAGAGAGCATACAAAAATAGGAGGTTTATTCTTCATTCTGCACCTCTTTCGGAACATCTGCATATTCAATCCTCTGTCCATTACGAATCAAGTACACATCATCAGATCTGTCGTCATGCAGTTTTATGTATCTTTCAACTGCAACATCCACAAATTTCGGTTCAAGTTCCACACCGTAACAAATACGGTCAAGCTGTTCGCAGGCAATGAGCGTAGAAGCCGAGCCAAGGAACCCATCAAGAACAATTCCATTGCTCTGTGTACACTGCTGAATCAAATATGCGATAAGCGGAACAGGCTTACTTGACGGATGACCGCATCCATCTTCCTTACTGTTTTTGATACGGTCAAACTCAAATACAGTTTTCTGTTTCTGATCGCCGTACCAGATATGCTTGCCGTCTTTTCTCCAGCCCCAGATAATAGGTTCATGGATGTATTTCCAGTCGGTGCGGGTAAGTACAAGGCGGTCTTTCTTCCAGACAAGTCCTGCACCGACCTTGAATCCTGCATCTTCGTAAGCATCATGGAATACACGAGCCTTGGAAGTCGCATAGAAAACGTAGATACTTGCGTCCTTTGCCATTGCATCTCTGAATCTTTCAAAAGCAGATTTCAGAAATTCGTAGCCTTTTTCATCATCAAGGTCATCATTTTTGATTTTGCCTGATGTGCTTTCGAGGTTTACAAGATACGGCGGGTCCGTGCAGACGAGATTAACTTTTGTATCGCCAAGTAAAGCGGTATATGTTTCCGGCAGAGTCGAATCGCCGCAGATAATGGTATGCTTGCCGAGATGCCATACATCGCCGGATTTAGAGAAGCAGGGCTTTTCCAGTTCTGCGTCCACATCAAAATCGTCTTGCTGTGCATCTTCATCCGATGCAAATAAGTCCGCAAGTTCTTTTTCATCAAATCCGGTAATACCTATATCAA